TGGGCGGCATTCCTAGATCCTTCATGCTACGCCCCACCTGATGGCTAGATTCGTCGCCGTACCTGACACCCACCGCAGCCGCACCTGGGTCAGCTCGGGAGTAGTAGTTCGCCAGCGCAGCCCAGGTTGCAGGCCCGCAGCGGCAAAGTCGCTGACATCCTGCACCGAAAATGTTTCGCCGCCAATCGTGTTGCCGAGTAGGTGCCAGGTAGAGCCACCATCAAAGCTCCCAGAGAGCCGCACAACCTGAGGGGTGCTGGCTCCCGTCCAGAGCAACTGCGCTCCGAAACTGGTCTTTCCTGCTACCGCTACGGACGCGCTGAGGCCAAGGCCTGCTAGAAATCCTGAGGAAATGACTGGGGCCGCATGGGTTGCGGAGACAGGTAGAGCAGTTTGGTCACTGGCTACCACCACGGACAGGGAGGTATCGCGAGCCTTCTGCCCTAGGGAGGACGGGAATCGGCCAAAAAGAGTTGATATATTCTGAGCAATCCGCTGAAGTCGGCCGTTGAGGCCTGAGCTGGCGGTGTCGCTTTCAGGAGCAGGGTCAGTTGAATTACCTAGCCGATCCCGAACTTCATAAGTCGTATCTCGAACTGTTTGAGCAGTGGTATCTAAAGCCGCTCCCCCTAGGGTTCCTAAGTTTACAGTACCGGAGATAGGCTGAGTATCCCCTAACTCGACTTTTTGTTGAAGCTCAGTTAGGAGATTTTCAAGAGCCGTTACTACCGCAGGGTCACTAGCTGTAGCGCCACTGCCTGCCGATTCAAGAATATCGTGCAAACCCCACGTCAAAGCAGAGTTCAGCAAATGCCGCCGCTCAAGTTCCTGTTCAGGAGTGCTTAACCAGTCAGCATATGCTTGGATAAGTTGATTTGGGGTCTGAGTCATTAGTTATCCTCGGAGAAGGTCAGCTCGTAGCTAGACCACTTCCCACCAAAAGGCAGAGGAATACGAACATTTAAGTCAGCATAGTCAATAAAGGGAGAGTTCTCTCTTAAGTCAAGAACTTTTTTGGCCACAGTTTTTCCTATACCGGTAAGACCTTCTAGCTGCTCACGATTAGCTTCATTAATGTTAATGGGCTTAGTTGGGGTAGCGTCTTTATTACGTTCAGCTTTAATCTCTACGTCTTCAATAGAGTTAGAAGTATTGGGGTTAATTGTAACGTTATCGTTTTCGTCTCTCGTTACGGTGGGCTTGGGGGGAGTGGGCTTAGCTGCTGTAGAAAGATTGTTTGCCCCGGCATTAGGCTCGCAGTAGTATGTGGTATAAGCTTCTTTCGGAAGTTTGTTAGGGTCATAGATAGCGGGCCCGTACTTATTACGTCTACGGCTAATAAAAGTTCTAATGAGCTTGACCGGTTTAGCCAGGTCAAATAGCTCTTTTTCGTTTTCCATGATTGCTTTTTATAAAAGTTGTCTCTTTAATTATACCTAAAAGAAAGGGAGCAATATAGGTATCACTCCCGTCAAAAGTTTGATAAAAACTAAGAACTAGTCTTTAACCTGTAAGGCGTAGAGTAGTTTAGGATCGGGGAACACTGGAAGAACAGTAGCAACACCTTGAGTTACGTCAATAGGTGGTATAGGCTGTAGTTCACGGGTAACCACGTAGACTCCAGTTTGACCATCGTTTTCCAGAGTAGGACCCATTGCTCTCTTACCCATGTCGGGAGAGAGAAATACGATCATGTTATCTTTCAGGAAACGTACGTTAGTTGTCGATTGATTGCTCATCTCATCTTTGTACATTTCGTCAAAGGTGACGATCTCGGGAATACCGCGAGCTTTTAGAACATCACTTAAGAGGTCCATGCTCACAGTACCCACAGTAATAGCGGTACGGGAGTTAACAGACTCTTTAGTGGATTTCTGTTCCATAAGGTCGATGCGTAGCTTACGGCTCATAACAATCTTATCAGGAATAAACCCGTTAGTATCGTTATAGTTAGTAATCGCGTCTTCTAAGTCTTTCATCCCTGTAGCCGTTTCATACTGATCCCAGCGAGCTTGGCCAGCTAGAGCAGCAGGAAAGTGGTTATAGGTAATGTCATTACCATTACGGTAATCAATGACTGTTGGGAGTTTGCTACGAGGGTCAACTCTTTCGATTTTCCCTGTTTGCAGAACTTCCCAGGATAGAGCATCCAGTAGTTCAACTTGTGCTCGGGCCATCTGTTCGACTGTTCCAAAGAGGAACTTAGCGAGGTCTTCGTTAGAGCCAGGAATTACTTCCCCGGTTTTCATATCTCTGGTTGTTTGAACCATGATACGTTTGAGGGCGGCTTCTTCGATAGCTTTTTTCATCTCCCACTGACGATCTTCATCGTAGAAGAAGGAGAGACCAGTTTTCAGCAATTCAGCCTGAATTCTGCGGAACTTCCCGTGCTGTGTAACAGGGGGCTCAGTTCCGTATGCGATGACACTCGCCACAGTCTCAATACGCTCCAGGGCGTAGGCTAAGAAATTGCGGCTTGTGTATGTCTGGAAGGGCAGATAGCCATCCAGTAATTTAGATCTTTTTTTAAGACTATGAAGCGTATCGTCAATAACAAGTTGAGCTACTCCTTGTTGATGCGCATCAGATAGCCATTTGGCAATCCAACCCATGGGTTTTAAATTCTCCGATTAGTTAATAATTAGTTTAGGAAACATAGCCTCAAGAGCTTTATCCACGTAGGGCAAAGCTTGCCGATAAACACGGGAAGCTCCATGCACAGCGTTGAGGTCGACAGAAGGTCTGTCTGTAAAGTCGACAGAGTGCAAGTGAATACCGTAAACCTCTTCGAAGAGAGTTCCGATACACCCGCCAGCCGACACTGCCACAGCGGCATCACCCGTAAGAACAATAGTAGAGTCCTCCGAGTTCATAGAGCCAATAGTTCCTACTAGAACTGGCCCTGCTTCAAATTGTGTGCTAGCTGCGATAGTACCATCTCCGGTTTTACTTACGGTAATGTTAGGAATGTCTCCCTTACTAAAGAGAGTCAGAACTGTACCGCTGGTAGCCTCTGCGCGATAAGCGTCAGAAATACCCGACATGTTAAGAGCTGCCACAACGTTAGTAACAACTGTAGCCAAAGTAGCGCTTCCTACCGGAGTAGTAAAACTACGATTACCAAGGTTAATAGTTACGGTATCTGCGGGAGCAAAAGTGCCTCCCAAAGTGATAGTTGCCTTAGGCTCTAGGCTGTAGAGAGTATCTCCAGGTAGAAATACTTCAGGCATACTAACCGGAACGTTAGGACTGTCTGTAACGATACCCCCAGTTCCAACAATATCGCGAGGTAAGAAACGATTAACGCCTTTTACCTTTGCAAGGAAGAGGCCAGCCTTAGCTAGCTTGTCGCCTTTATAATTTCGCCCAACGTGGTTAGAGGTAATATTGACAGAGGTTGTGGATTCTGTTTTTTCCACACTCCCGACAATAGATCTGTCCTGTTCCCAAGAAGGTTCACTTTTCCAATAAGCCATCTTTTTATTTAATCTCCTCGATTAGGTATCTTGCTTTAACATTTCATAGCTAGCTTCAATTTGGCTGGCTAAGGTTTCAATTTCGGATTCATCGTATCCGTCATATTCTTCACCTTCGTAGGCAGAACTAAACTCGAAAGATGGTCCTAACGCTTCGAATACTGCGAGAGTAAACTCGATGTTGGATAGTCTTTCGATAGGAGTGCTTTCCGATTCGTCACAAGCTGCCGAGAATTCCACATATTGGCTTTTCTCGTCTTGACCAAATAAAAGATGGTAGGCGCTAGGGGGCATAAATCCACCCTCAACTAAGCTACCCGCTTTCTGACTTAGATCGTCTAAGTATTCGGTAACGGCTTCCTTCTGACTCATTTCGTCGACAGCACTAGCATAGCGAGAGAACTGGCGCTGTAGAGCTGCTACTTGAGCAGAGGGCTCTTCATCGTACTCTTCATCGTACTCTTCCTCGTCATCGAACTCTTCGTCGTCTTCGTATTGTCCGACAGCCCCCTCGTATTCGTCTTCCTCTTCATCATCTCCGTAGTCTTCCTCAAACTCCCCGGCCTCAATAGCCTCGAGAAGTTCTTCAGCGATATCGTAAGAAGCGACAGCACTAGCGTCCAGTCGATCAGCTTCGGAGTCAGTTTCACAAAGCTCTTGCAGAGTTTCTACAAGGTCTTCGGTGGGGAGCTGTTCACCGACCATTAGGCCGATAACTAGCTCTTCATTGATTTCAAATCCGGCATTTATTAGACCATCTGTGATGTCTTCAATGGCGTCATCGATATTGTCGTAATTAGCTTCCGCTAGTCTTAACAGTTCAGTACCAAATGGGTTTTCTGCAATAGCGCTAGAAAACTCAATTAGTCCCTCGAAATCACCTTTATAAAAATCCATTAGTTATTAGCCTTTATCACTACTACTATCATTCTAGTCGGCATATAAAAAAACATCAACTGTTAACCTCTAACTTTTGCTTTTTTAAAAACTTTTGCATCTTGATATCGGGAGAATTTACTACTAGCAATATTCACTTTGTCTTTAGTTAATTTCTTAGGCATATTTTCGTCTTCACCTGTAACATTAAGGCCTGAACTCTCTTCTTCAGACTCCTCAGTTAAGCCAAACATCTCCTCTAACTCTTCAAGGGCATACTGCATAGCATCGTAGCTGGCCTGAATAGGGTTGTCTATTTCTTTACTTACTAACTCTTCATCACTCATAGAGGTGAGACTCGTCAAGATTGTAAATAAGTCTCCAACTAAATTGAAGTATTCTTTTTCCAGAACATTCTTTTTCTCTCTTCCCGAATATAGATCGTCAAAGCTTACGGCCTTAATCGGAATGTCGTTTCGGGAAGCTGGAACAACAGGGTCAGTTACGGGACTCGAAGCTTCCATTGCTTCAAACATGAGATAACCCGAACTGTCATTTTCATCAAAATTAAACTGGCTAAAGAGAGCTGGGCCCACGATAGCAGGTAACGGAGTGGCAGACACTTCAGCAAAAATTCCAAGGATGGGATCGATACCAGGGGAGAGGGTTCTAATAGATTTACTTAACACTGCGTCAACGGCCGCTTTGCCCTTAGCTACGACGTTATCCACGAATACCCCAAGACGGCCAATCAAGTGCTTGTACTTAGGATCGGGTAGATTGTCGGCGGTCAGAATCTCGGTGTAGAAATCACTTTCGATATCTCCGAGGTTATACTCTTGAGTTTTGTTATGGTCTCTCTGAAAGGGTACACGGCCTCCTTGAGCTAAGAACTGATTGGTTTTACTTACTAGGTCTTCGATTCGATCCTTATCAAAGATGTGAACCCGATGCTTGTTATCTTTATGTTGTCCCTCTACGAAGACCAGAGCGGACTTAGAGAGACGATATTCTTTTTTCACGTTTTAACTTCCTAAAAGTTTGTTAATTTCTTCGACTAAGCTTCTTAACTCCTCACTATACTGGGTTACCTTGTCTAAGTAACGCCCTGATAGGTCTTCAACTATTCCAGTTACATTCATTTCATAACCGTACTGACTGAGTTGCTGCGCATAGTTTCCGAGTTGTGTAATCTTAGATGGAGATATGGTAGGGGCATACTCAGATACCTTAACAATATCTGCTAACTTTCTTAAACTCTGCTCTCTTAATTCTAAGAGAAGAGTAGGGTTATCTGCAATACTGGTTAATGCTAAGGTGCTCGGTTTATAGTTTTCGAGAACTGTGACTTTCTGCCTAACTTCTTGCTCAGCTAGGAAGTACTCACTATTAAATCTGTCTAAAGTCTCCCGGACACTGTTCTCATTCTTAGAAATCCGATTAAGCTTACCCGCTACTTGAGTCAAAGTACCTTTAGGACGCTTCGCTAGATTCTTTTCTAAGTCGGTGTTACGTATTACTTCAGCCATAATACGTCTATTAGCAACTAGGTCACTGTAACCGGGATTCGAAGAAGTGGTTGTTTTAAGCAAGTCATCGATGGCATTGACATACTGTTCTGCCTGTTGTCGGATGTTGGCTAAGTTAGGAACCTCTCCAGCTAAGGTTTTCTTGCTAATCATTGTCGGACTTCCTTTATCCAAAAAGACTCGGTAGCCGATAGCAAAGTCAGTGTCGACTCTTTGGATATTAGCTAGGTCAACAGGGCCCGCACTATTAGTAAAGACTCTTTGATAGGAAGCGTTCAACTCATCGACTAACTCTCGACCTACCGACGTTAGTTCTTTATTTAGAGCTTCAACAACCTTTGTTTTGATAACAACCGGGGGTAAGTCGTCAGCTCCGTAGTTACTAACGTACTGTCCTAATGTTTCAAAATCCTGGCTACTAACCCCCGAATTAATAACCTCAAGCATAGAGCTTTGCCTTGTCTCTAGGCTCTCTAAGAGGGCAGGCTCTGGAAGAAAAGGAATGTTTCGGCCTTCTAGGAGTTTAACCATCGAAGGCGGTAGGCTTGTCTTAAGCTCAGATATTACGGCTTTAACCTTATCCTTTCCAAGAGTTAGACCTTCCGCTCCCATGCTTAGAAGTTCAGGAATATTATCCTGTACATACTCGTCTAATTCATTCATTAAGTTGGACTTAGATAGGAAGTAAAGAGCCCCTCCCATACCTAGGGCACCAGCACCCCCTAAGATCGCTGCTGAAATAATGGTATCCATTTGGCTAGGATCTTTTTTAATCTCAGCCTGAGTTTTCTTATCGAGGTATTTTTGCATAAAGACTCCCGCATCGGTAACCATACTAGTTAGAAATCCAATGCGGTCTACTGTCTTATTGTTGACGACTTTCTTAAACTTCCTTTCAGCGGCAAAGAGAGTATCTATAATCTGGTTACGGCTATCCCCTCTTAACTCGGTTAGCTGAGCATACTCTTTCTCAGAAAGAGAATCTTGTAAGCCTTCGATATTCAGAATTTTATTAACTTCGTTAACGTTAGATAGGTCGACCTCCTCTCCTAGGATCTCATTAATCTTTAACCTCAACTCCTTTTGCTTTCTTTTAAGCAACCATTTACTCATCTTTTCCAAGCGAGTTCGGTTAGGCGTTTGCTGCCCTAAGAGTCGCGCTGCTTCGGCTTCAGTTAACTGCCCGGCCTGAAGTCTCTTTAAAATAAGGGCTTGGTCTTTCTTAGAAACCTTAGCCGCTGACATTTGCTTCTTATTTATTTTCTCCTCTTTCTCTCTATCTTCTTTTTTGTAGATAGGCTTAAGATAACTACGGCAGTTTAGGTGAGATGGAGGACACCAAATACCTACACCTTCAGCGTTCCTTGCGACTAGCTCACTGTTAGGAGGAGCAAAATGCGGGATTCTTGTTTTGGGATAAGGCTGACGGCCAATGTACGACTGAGGTAAAGACTCTCCGTCTGCTAGAGGTCTCATACCGATTTGAGCAAAGTCGGTAATCCTAAAGATAACTTTGTCTAAGGACCGACAGAAGACGCTCACTACAGGGTCATCCGCAGAAGTGTATTGAACATACTGAACACCTTTGCTCATGTACGCTTGTAGTCGACCTAAGTTATAGGCTGCGGCTATCTCCGTAGATATTAGGGTAGCTGCGTAGGCTTCTGAAGAACCCCCTGCTGAGTTACGGTTACTATCTCTTGCGTGCTTTAAGTCTTCCCAGCTAACTCGCCCATTCTTATGCGCTATATCAGGGTTAGTACGCTGAACTTCTTTTAGCTCGTCACTCGATAAGACAACTGTGTCTTCACTACGAGGAGTTACCTTATACTTCTTGGCTTTATATTTCTCAAGAATTATTCTCTTACGCTCAATCTCAGCCCGTCGAGGATCGTTCTTAGCGACCTTAGCTTTATCTAAAGCCCGCGACTGCTTGTCTAAGTCCTGGTCATAGTTAGTTACCCCTGTTTGGATATCCTCAGTTGTTGCCTTAGCTCCCATATCTGTTTGAAGCTTACCGTAGTCTCTCTGCTGTGTTCTCTGCACAGTCTCGAGACCTTGCAAGTAGCGAGTCTCGGGAACTAACTCTTTCTTAAGGTCACGTACTCTATCACGCTGGGTAGTTCTCTCTCTTTCCAAACCCTTTACTTCTTCTACAGCCGCCTTTCTTTCGGGACTGCCTTTTGGAAAGGTAGCAGCTCGAGTCTTAAGCTGTGTTAGTCTTCGACTTTTTTCTGAGACTTCTAAGGCATTTTCTTTAATTTGGGCTCTTAGGTCTCGGTATTTAGGATTGGTTTCGGTAGTATTTTCCCCTCCCTCTTCGTCTGAGCGAATGATTCTTTCGTGCTCGTCTACGTCATTTTGAACAGCTCCAAGGCGGTCAGCTCGTTCAATGTCAGTTCTCAAAAATCCTTGGGCTTCTCCTACTGCCTGTAGACGGGCTCTTCTGTCTTCGGGGGACGTTCCTAACTCCGGCTTAAAGCCCATCTCTTCACGAAGGAGTCTCTCAAGGTCTCCAAGCCGACGACCTTTTTCAGGACGAGTTTCGTTAACCCCAGGAGTTTTAAGATTAGTAATCCTTGTGTCGAAACGAAGAAGGTCACGTCTTATAGTTTCTGGTTCAGGGCTAACTCCTGTAAAGTGATCGGTTACCTGATCAATAGTTCCATCTTCTTCCTCAGTTAGCCGACCAAGTAGCCCATTATAATCACGAACCTTATAGCGATCATATATAGGCTGAACACGATTTCTTGCCGCCTGTTGGCCATCTCGGGTCTCTGTAATTTTACTGTTAAGTTGGTAAGCATTCTCATAGGAGTACGTCTCTTTCCCATTTGCCATAAGGTTATTGACATAACTATAGCCTGAAGTTTCTCCTACCCGATACTTCCGAATAGTGGACTTAAGAGTATCTTCAAGGTTACCTCTTTTCTGAGCTCTAGTCAGCGAGGCTGTGAGGCTTGTCTTTTCTTCTTGGGTTAGGGGTGTTGGAAGAGCCGCATTAATCTCTCGAAAGAGATCTGTTTGAGCAGCTTTAGTTGTAAGCAAACGATTCTTTTGGTCAGAACCGTAGACCGGGTTCTTTAGAGTACTAGTGGGAGAACTTCGTCTAAAGGCTGTCGCGAGTTGCTCTCGAACAATAGCCTCCCGGGGACCTCTTTCATTACTTAACACACTCCCTGCGCTAGACTTAATACCCTTCATAATACCCTGAGCAGCATAGGTCGGATCTTGTTGCCTAATGTACTCAGCTACCTCTTCTCGCAGCCCTTCTTGAACACCATCGGATAGGAATTTAGAAACCGAAGCTTTTCTTTTATCTAAGTAGACGTTAGAGAATTCTGATTTACGGTTCAACGCTGTATAAACGTTATCAATAGTGTTGAACTCTTCTCTTGCGTCTGTAGCGATAACTCTCTTAAAAGCTTTGTCGTAGCTATTTATTTGAGCTGCATTGGCTTTAGCTTGTCGGTTTTTTGCCTTTAGATAGGAGGGAACCTTTAGCTCTCGTCGGTTTCTAACAGCGTCGGCATACTCCTGCTCCTGTTTTAGAGCTTCGTTTCTTTGTCTATTCTCTTCCAATAGTCGAGCTTGTCTTTCGGCCTCTGCCTTTCGAATCGCAGGGTCCGCTCTCTTGCTTTGGGGATTTGCGGCAGCTAGTTCTTTGGCCGCTTTTTCTTGAGCTAGTCGAGCATTGTGTTCGCTCAACTCTGCTTGGAAGCGAATTTGTTTGAGTTGGGCTTCCTGTTGCGTAAGTCTCAGTTCTCTAAGGTCGGTTTCCAAATACCCAATATTATCGAGGAGAAGACTAATGCGTTCTTCATCTTGAACTGGCGAATCGTATATCTCGTTGCGCTGTTCAATTAGTCGTCCATACAACTCCTCACTAAGGTTTACATTTTTTACAGCCGCCCGAAACTCTCGGCCACTCGAAGTAATATCTTTTTTGATATCTCCTTTGGTACGATTTTTGGCAAACTCCACATACCCTAGAGAGTTGGAAGAGGTAAAGTCTAAAGGAGATGCTGGAGCCATGAACTCGGACTCCCCGTCTTTAAGCCCCCAGTACAAAGCTTTAGACCAAAGGTTATCAACTATGTTTGTGATAGCATTAGATAATCCACCTTTGACGTTTAGCTCTTTGGTTATAGCGGCTGAGTCTAAAACTGAGTCTTTGTTAAGGCCGCTCAGTAGGGTATCTACTGAATGGTCAAGCTTAGTAACTAAAACACCATTCCAGATATCTAAGAGAGCATCAAAGGTTCCATGAACCTCATACTCGTTATGCTCGACTTCTAAAACTGTATCAGCAAACTGGCTAATATCATTTAGGGAGGGTGCCATCACGTTTGTATATGTTATACTATATTAGAAGTCGTAACTAAGATAACTAATAGCGTATGAATCGCACAGTCCTAGCTCATTTGATCCAAACAACCCTAGCTAATACCGGAACCACTGTTTCGAAAGCTACCAGTTCTATCGTTCTAGATAAAATTCTATCGTATATTACTGATAGTGTTGCAAGTGGGGAAAAGATTTCCTTATCTGGATTTGGAGCCTTCACGCCCTCTGAGCGTAAAGCTACCGTCAAAAGTAATCCTCATCGTCCGGGGGAGATGCTAAATATCGCAGGATATAAGTGTGTTAAATTTCGTCCCTTCAAGGAGTTCAAGGAATCGGTTAGAAAAGGCTAAAAGCTTTAACTGAACAACTCTCTTAACTCTTTGACTCTTAGATTCCCTTCAGGTCTAAGAGTCTTTTCTGTGTCGTAGTTTTCGATAGATAGGTCTTGCGTATAAAGACTACCCGTAAAGACTTGGCGAAAAGACTGCTTTGTCTCGAAGTAGTTAAGCGCTTGAGTCATAGCGTCGACTTGGTCATTGTACTTACCTCGGGGGAAGAACGATACTTCATGCTCGAAGTCGACAATCCAGTCTTTATCCATGAGTTTTTTGGAAGGAAAGACTACACGCCCAGCTTCAAAGAGGAACGTAGTCGCCATAGCTCTCACGGTTTTATCACCACCTCCAATCTCTCGCGGATTAACTGGCAGTAGATTAGGAACCTCCCGTCTTAGTAAATCAATAACGGCCGATCCGTTAGCCCGATTCTCTACAAGAATGGTACTACAGTAGGGGTGCTTCTTAGCTAAACGTTTGATAGCTTCTAACTGGTCAACAGTATTAAACTGTCCTCTTACTTGGTCGAGCAAATAGTAATCGAGAGTCTTGCTCTTACGACCCCACACTTGTCCAACACAGAAAGAGCCTTCTCGGGATCCAAAGCTGAGGTCCCAAGAGGTTAGGGTGAAATCAAAGACACCCCTAATGTTGTAGGGCGTATAGATATCGTTATAGTATTTAAACCATTTGTCTTTAATAATACCTCCACCAAGAGGTACGGGTCTTTGCTGTAATTGCCCTGCTACCCCCCACTCACCTAATTGTTTCTTAAGGGGGATGAGTATGTCAGGTGGAAAACGCTCAGGCCATAAGATCTCTCCTTTCTTTGTCCGTGGGTCTTCCCAACCAATACGCGTTATGTATCGCGTAGGCTCGTACTCCATGGGGAGATTGAGGTGAGTCCAATTATCTAAGCCTTCTTCTTGTAAGATAAATCCAGCTAAGTCCTCCTGGTGCAATCTCTGCATAATAAGAATCTTACGCGAGTCGAGGCTATTGGCACGGGTGGATACTGTTTGTTGCCACCAATCGAGAACGGCTTCTCTTTTAGGTTTGGAGTTAATCTCTCCGGCTTTGTGGGGATCGTCGATGATGAGGATGTCGTAACCTTCACCAGTACCTACACCTCCAATAGATGTGGCCAGACGTTTACCGCCACTCTGGTTTTCATAGCGAGACTTCTGGTTCACATCTCCCGAAAACTCAAACCGGTCTCCCCACTGGCCTTGGTACCAAGGACTCTGGATAAGAGAACGTGATCTAACAGAGTCGCGTAAGGCTAGCTCCTTACCATAGGAAGCCGTAAGGAATTGAACTTCGGGCATACCTAAGGGACCCCACACCCACGTAGGAAAAGCTACGTTACACATAGAGGAGTTGTGTGTAGGAATTGCAGACCGGCCTACTAGGTAGAGTCCATCTGGAGAGTCGACGGTAATGCAGTTTCCAAGAACTGGGCTAACCTTCTCAATGGTTCTTATACTTATTCGTTCTTGGCTTATCTCGCGAGTTGGAAAAGAGAAGTCTACGAGACTAGGTCTTTGGCCTAGAGATATTAAAACGTCTGTGATATCTTCTATTAGCTGTTGGCTAGGTCTTCCCTGGTTACCCTTGATCAGTCCCTCAATTAACTGAAGTCTTTGGTCAATCGATCCTCTTTTGTAGATATCGGGGATTCGCGTTTCCCCCCTCAGTCCAAGTCCTAAGGAGTAAGGGTCGATAGGCAGAGAAGCTTCCTCATTCTCTAAGGGAGAGATATTTCTTAAAAGGTAGCGGCCTGGAGTCTTGTCGTTAAGGATCTTTAGATTTTGGGTCTCTACTATTTTGTAGCTTTGCGAGAGGCTATCGCATACTTCCCAAAGATGATTCTCTCCACAGCGGATAGTCTCATTATTACTAAACGTAACCTGGTAGTCTACGTTTACATTGGGGTGTACTTCCTTAACGAGAATCGCCTTTCCCGAAGGATGGTAGACCGAGTCTCCTACTTTTAAGTCTCCATGGGTAACATACCCTTTAGGGGTTAGAACTAGCTCTCTCTTAGCTAGCGGCTTCGAATGTCTCGGAGGTATGTTAATCATGAGGTTCATGATTTGTTTCTTAGCTAAGGCTTCTAAGTGTTCAGCGATAGCTTTAAAGTGCCACCCTGGTATGTAGGGACTTGGATCATATATATCCCAAGACGATTTGTAGTAGAAAAAGAAAGAACGTTCACATTCACCTGTGCTCTCCTGTTCCAAAGAATCTAGCAGTTGACGATTGATAACCTTCTCTTCAGCATCGAGAGCCATAAGCTCTGCCTCTAAAAAAGCAATCTTTTCTCTAACGAGCTTACTGGATTTAGAATTCATGTAGGATAAAGAGGAGAGTTTATATTGATCTAAACATGTTAGAAGCGGATGTTTTAGTAAAGGCCCTGGATCACTTAACAGATGGGGTTCTGTTAATTAATACAGCCAGTCTTCAAATCTTATACGTTAATGATACTTATGAAAGTATAACAGGTTTTAGTAAGAAGGACCTAGTAGGCACTCGCTCTTACAACTTTGTAACAGGTGAGTTAGATACCACTCAAGAGAAGACCGTAGCTCTTAAGGTAAAAGAGTGGGAAGGAGGTATTCGGGATGTCTTTTTCTCGCAGCGTAAAGATGGGAGTAGCTATCAGGCTAGTCTACATAGTTTTGTAGTGCCCACTGCTACGGCTAATATTTTAGGCATTGTTCATCGTGACGTAACCGAAACTTACGAAGACCGTCAAAGCCTTGCTAATAGTGAGCGACTGTATAAGGCTGTCTTTGATAGTAGCTATGGTTTTACTATTATGTGTGAACCTTCGGGAGCCGTCCTCGAAGTTAACAATGGGTTTATGGAGGACTATCAGTTTCAGAGAAAGGAGGAAGCCGAAAGACTTATAGGAAATTTGCTGTGGGACTTGTACAGCTTTAGAGCTAGCGAGAAACTACGGCAGAGTATTAAGAGTTGTTTCTTAGCTGAAGTAGTTACGCTAGGTATGACTAAGCGTATTGAAACTCGTATGCTTAGGCGGGATAACGATGGTAGTACGGATGTTGTTGACTTAAGCTTTAAGCCCATTAGAGACGAAGACGGTACTATTGTTTTAGTTGTAGTGGAGGGTCGTGATATATCGGCTAGACTCCTACACGAAAAAGAACTTACCGAGACTAAGAAAAACTACGAAACCGTCCTGAGGGAGATTAAGACGGGAGAGATTACTGAAGGGAAGCCTCTTGTCGAAAAGTCCGATAATCTTTTGGAAAGAGTATTACGGGTTGAGGCTGAAGTTGCGAGTGTTACTGGGGATATTAAACAGCTACGTCAGACGGTGTTTGAAGATCCCGAACGTAGTATTAATATCATAAAGAGCGAAGTAGATATCCTTAAAGATACCCTAGGGGAAACAACTAAGCGCTTAGGTTATTTAGAAGAAGCTTTATACTTCACCCGTCGCTTCTTTAACCTGAGTCGCGGTATGGCGGAAGTGCTTAAAACTAGTAGGATACTTCCTTGGATAATTGCTCTCGCTTTGGGTACCCAGTTATTCCCCGTTCTTAACCGCATTGATATTGAGGGTATTCAAGATCGGGTACTTCCTAAGACTCGAGTATTACCTCCGGACAATTAGCCATCTAGTTCTTTGTAGAGTTTTTCTAGCTCACCTTTTATAGTCTCTGTGTTTTTCACGGAGGCTTCTCTTTTGGCACTTAGTTTAGTGATCTTGGTTTCTAAGTCTAGGTCATTAATCGATTTACCATCTTGCTCTTTAGCAAAGGGATTAATAGCGGCTTGAGCTAGCAGATTGGATTCTCCTCGATTGAGGTGCAAGGGTTCTCCTACAGTTCGGCGTACGAGAGCTTGGGCTTTCTCCATTAGGTCGACGATTGTTTTAAGCTCTAATACTTTTAGGACTGGTTCTCCATCTTCATCGTTGAGGGGAATTGACGTGTCAGCATACTCATCTAAGAGTACGTTGTATCGTGCCCAGTAAGCGTCGATAAGTTTGTATAGTTTCTTGAGGTTGATGAGTGTCATTGCATCAAACTGCGCTGAGTCAGAGAGGTATGTGTGTATACGTTCCTCTTTGTTGATCTCCCTTAGCTTGGCTTTAACAGCCATCTGTCTCTTGTTCCAACTCTCTTTAGAACTACGTTCTTTAAGATAGCCATAGTTCATTCCATGCTTTCTTTGGATTACTTTCAGGGTAGGGTATTTGTGGACCTTCTGTAAGGTTATCGGGTCGATATCGGTATACCCGAGAACATATTCTTCCCGTATAGATTCCCAGTCATATTTAAAGTTACCAATGTTAGGCATGATACTTGTTATGGATAGTGAGGTGATGTATCTATAGTCTAACAGTTGGGGATGCTTGGTAAATAGACCATGGCAGGAGGGGTGAGTTGGGTAGGGAATGGGGGATTGAGTGGGATAATTCGGTTGTGTTATGAGCACCACCCCTGAAACCCCCGGCCAGTCCCGCTCCGCCTCCCTCAACCAACGAACTAATATAGATACATCGGGGCACCGCAGTCATGCACACAACATATATTAAAATAGCAAAGGGTTATAACCGTCGCGTGAAAAAAATTCAGTTTTCTAACTGAGGCGCGGGGTTACATATCGAGTCCCTGAGCAAGGTTAATCGCCTAGTGAGCCGATCTGGCAAGTCTGAAAGATTCGCGCTAGAGAGCGTATGTTAAACCTTCCCACTGCTTTTAGCTGGGTTTTGAGGGAAACAGTTAACCGCTTTAGTTCTATGCCTATTTCTAGAAAACATTAACGGAGTTAATTCAATGTCAATGCGAAAAAATAGCCGAAAGAGTGAATTTACTTGGTTCCTCGAAGAGGGTGGCTTAGAGCGCTTTAAACAGTTGTCGAAATGTTCCCGCAAGGGAGTATTAAAGCGCCTGCATAATGAGTGCCTACGGGTCATTGAGGGAGAGCTGATGGCAAATATGGACATGATCGGGTTCCTGAAAGGGAATCTAAAAAATGGACAAACCTTGTCTCAGTTTTTCGATCCTACCGATTCGAGGTATAGCGCGGTTAAGGTTGAATACCTGATCCGCCTATCCCAGAAAGATGTAGTTTGTGTGAAGGCGTTCAAAACGTTATTCTGCCAAAATCGGTTAGATTCCGACGGGCGTAGAATGCAGGGTAAGAAATTACCTAACGTAGTCGGCACACAGAAACAATCTGAGGGGATCGAGGTTGTCGCTATCGCAAGGCGCAAGGGTTCACAAGACCCAAGCGTTATAAGATCCGACTCTACTCTATCGGCACAATTGGCAACTGAGGGATCTAAAAATCCCTTCAAGCCTAGATCCGTTGTGCATCTTCCCAAGGGGGAGCAACTTGTGATTCACAAGTTTAAGTCTACCCGCTAGGGGCAAAAAACCTTATCTCTGATCTAGAAATAGTCCGATCTTCTGTATCAGTGATACATGAGAGCCGCTTGGTTAATTCCTAGCGGTTTTTTTGTGCCTTGGGGTTGCCCTGGGTTACTGAGAAAGCAGGGCTGATGACAACTCCCTGCTAGAAGTTTGGTGCCGGAAGGTGCCTGTAATTAAAAATAACAGCTAAAAATGGCGGGTTAACGATAGGGTGAAAGCGAGGGCGCAAGTATTCCGAAAATAAACTAAAAGAAAGCGTTTGCCCAGTTAACGCTTAAATGGGCTTAGGGGTCTTCCTCTAAAAAATGACGGTGGCTACATTGGTTAAGGAATATCCTAAACCCAGTGAGACTATCCGATTTTAAGCATGTTCCTAGGGTGGCTTACTACCGCCATAGGGTTAAAGCAGGCATTATAAAATAAGTCAAGGCAGGCTGTAAACCATGCAGGATCTTGACATAGTTTTCCCTTTCTTGCTCCGGTTTCTAGGGTGAAATCGAAATCTAGCGGGGCTTCACTCGTAGGGAAAGTTAAATCAAATGAGACATTTATTTTTGGATGACGTTATCCACCCCGCCACTGGGGAGATCCTAGCCTGTAAGGGTGACAGGGTGACTCAGGCGCACCTAACGTCTTTCTTCGAGATAGGGATAGAGTACGTGCCCATGGTGGCCGTTATCCACCCCGAGATCACCCCTCTAGGGGATGCCCAAGAATGGGTTGAGAAACACTCTCCCTATCCTACATGCGTCCCATTTCGTTCATCTTGGGGAGAGGATTACAGCCCCAATATCGAGGAAAATGAGCTAGGCGACGTCACTGAGTTTTAGTTTCCGTTGCCCTTACCTGTGGTTAAGGTTTGGGCAACATTGCCTATCGGTTACAACATCCTTAAAGTTGTATCCGGTAGGTTTTTTCGTGCTCACTCTGAGGTTAAAAAAAACGTTCATGGTTATGTTCTTTCTCGACAATGTTATCCACCCCAGCACGGGGCGAATAATTGGAACAAAGGGGGGCCGTGTTACAAAAAGCGTTCTTCAAGATTGCCGGGATGCTGGCATCATTTACGTCCCTATGGTGGGCGCTTTAGCAGAAAGAACCGATATTGAAGGATCGGATTACGTTCAAAAGTATTCTCCCTATGATACGGAATTTTAAGGCTCTTTTCACCCCGTTATTTGAAAGGTAACCCGATGACAAATTACGCTATTCGCTTTCTCCAAAATGGGGAGGCGGATTTAACAGAACCGCCGATCTACGTCAAATCGGAAAATACTGCGAAAGAGTTGGCCGATGAAATAAGCCGCGATTTACTGACCCGGCAAGCTTTCAAAGTAGCTACGGTAAGACCACACGTAGCAGAGTCCCCTCTTATAAAACAGGGATGGATTTGCCGTTGGTCATGGACAAAGTTTTCTTGCTCTTTCGGTTTCGAGGTAACTGAGGTTACCAATAAGCCCTGGCTAGAGCCTGAACCCTACGCCCTACTCTCTTTAATCGACCTACTGTAGGATCTCCCCTGTCGGCGGTGGTTAGCCGTAAGGGGTCTTGCCCATGGGTTACAACGTCCTTAAAGTTGTATCCTGTGGGTTTTTCGTGGCCAAGTACACTTATCCCCTGGGAGGGATTGATATGTTAAAACCAGGCGCAATCACCGTAGCCAACGGTGCTGATCTGCTGATTTTTCCAGCAGACAAAAGCGGACTCGGGTACTTCTTTCCGAAAGGACTGATCCCTGATGACGTGCTCCTATCGCCGACGAAAGCGATTAAAGAGCGGGGTTTAGTCCCTAAGATAAAGCTGGCTTGGAATAGCGAGACTAACAACCTCGTAGCCCAGTCGGTTGATGGGGTTTCCGGTATCAATGGCCAATTGTCTGAACGGATTCGGCGGGTAATGAGCGCCCAAATGAAAGACTTTTACAGTCTACGGGATTTTTTCCCGGCGTCTCAAATGGAGGATTTCGCTACGGTGGCGATTCTTAGAACGGCGCATATCACCAACTACACGCCAGAAGAGGCCAGAGGTCTTGCTCAGTCTCTCCTTGATCACCGGGCATTGACTGACGCGGCTACGGCCCTATCGAGCATGGGATTCAATCCCAACAGAAAGAGGATTCAATCTGCGAATCCATTGGCCAGCAGAGTGGGTCAGCACCTCCTCGATGCTGAGGATGAGGCTACCGACGATGATGCCGTTGACGTTGACTCAGAAGCTACTACACAATAAAGACCGTCTCTATTGTGTAGTGTACTATCTTCCGTAGTCTCTGGTAGGACTACGGGGGTTTCGGCCCTAGTGGATTGGTACCTTAACCCAATCTTGCTAGGGCTGTTTTTTGCCCACACAGGAGGTTGGAAGAAAATGAACTTTCAGCAAATGAAACGGGCTGCTATCGGTTTTCTCGCTGACATTAAGGATCAACTTGGGGCTGAGAAGTTCCTAGAGTTTCTGACCTCAGTGGGGCTGCCAGTAGAAGTTTCCCGTCTCAACAAAGTTCAGGTACAGATCGTTCAGCAGTTAGCTGAAGGATCAGGGGCTGACCTTGAGGGGTATCTACCCCAAGAGGCAAAGCCGAAAAAGACAAATAATGGTCGTAAAGCCGACCCCTTTGCGTTATACGAAAAGCACCCAAAAACGGGTGAGGTCATGCTGATCACGGATGAGAGAACCGTGGAAACGGTGATAAAGCAGATCCAAAGAGTCGATCCCGATGTTGCTTCCCAGATCGACTGGGATGACTATGGATGGACTTTCTTGGTTTCCTATACTGCCAAGATTCAGATCTGGCAGCAAGAAATCGAGAGAAAGGATGGTAGCGTTATCATCCGGGATCTCGAAATGTCAGGAACCCGGTCATTTCCTGACTACATTGAAAATGGCCAGGTAGTAACTGCTGGATGGCGCACTAGCGTCCCGGCTGAAGTGGTTCTAAGACAGGAGATTGGTGACTGGGAAGTGATTCCCTATGACCGTGCTAACCATAAAGAGCTGGCAACGGTTACGTCCATGAATACCTACCATGAGGTATTCATTCCCACGACTCCCGAGGAGATCAAAGCCTGGGGGTGGCATCTCACTAAGATCACCAACCAGAACGACGTTAGTGGGTACTTTGCGGAAGATCCGCAAACGGGGCGGGTCAAACAGGCTAAACCCTCAGCCGCCAATGCTGAAAAGTATTTTGGCTACAGCAACACAAAGCAAAAAACCAAGAGCAAGCACAACAGCGGCGGTAAGTCGCCCAGTGTGCAGAACTTGCCCGACCACTTGCAAACAGCAAGCCGGGTCTACAACTTAAGGCGGATAAGGATCGATAGACCCGCTAAGCGGTTCTATCTGTTCTATGCCGACGGGCGGATCTGGTTAAAGACCAACCATCGGCCTGAATACGTGGTTGCTAATATCAAATGGAGTGACATTCGGGATTCTCACATCCCGATCCCCGCGATGCCCCTAGCTCAGGGTGACAATCAACGGGTTTGGGATTGCGTTTTGAGCTACCTTGGCCTCACTCCTGGGGCAAGGGTGACCAAAAAGATCGAAGCCTTACGGGAAGTTGTTACCACTGAGGTAATAACTTTTCCCTACAGCGATCATCGGAATGCTAACAAGAATGCCGTGGGTAGTGCCGACGGTAAGCCCACTGGAAAGCGGGCAGCAAGGCTCAATAAAAAACAACAGGGGCGGTCAAAAGCCCTTAAATCCTTTAAGCGGTGTTAACAATGTATCCAGAAAGCCCACTCATCGTAAAAGCATTTCTCAAGGATATGCACACAGAGGCTAGCGCGAATCTGGCACCTCCAGATCAGGCGTTTAGCCAGGTTTTGAAACGGGTACTTCAGGTTGACCAGGTACCCGTGACC